AGCTGCATTCGATGCAAAATCACTAATACCATCAGTTACTTTGTTAGCGATATTAGATATTCCTTCTGTAACATTTCCAAAGACACCCTTAACCTTCCCACCAAAGTCTCCTATTTTTGATGGTAAATCTCCAATCCACTCAAATATTTTCTGTATAAATTCAACAATCTTTTGAACAACATTGAGCACTGGTTCGAGTACTGTTTTAAGCACATTGATCGCTGGAACCAATATTGCATTTAATACTTCACCAACAACTGTAATGAGTGGTGCAAGTGCTTCTAAAATACCAGCGAACATTTGTATTTGTGTGATGAGTGGCATAAGGATAACTTCTAAAATAGGAACTAACAAATCAACTAACATCACAACCAAATCAATGATGACATCTAAGATTGGCTGTAAAGCTGTCATGAGACTATCAACAATCGCTAAGATAGGTGGAAGTAACTGCATGAACGTTTCCATAAGTCTTCCTAGTAATGCTTTGAATTCTTCACTTTGAAATAGAGCCATAGCTAAAATAGCAATTAAAGCACCAATACCTAGCGTAGCTGCGTTTATACCAACCCCTGCAAATATTCCGGATGTACCAACAGCTTTTAATGCCATTGATCCTGCATTCAAAAGTGGTCCTACTTTTCCAACAACAGATAGTACTGGTCCTATAGCTGCAACCAATCCAGTTAAGGTTGCAATGATTTTCTTGGTTCCTGAATCCATGTTATTCCATTTTTCAATCCAGCCTTTTAATGTAGGAATTACATTGTCTTTTACTTTGATAATAAGCTCTTGAATAACAGGTAATAGAGTACTTGCTAAGTCTACACCCAAACTAGACACGGCTTGTTTTGTGCGATCTAGTGCATCAGTAAATTCTCCTGCTTGTGCTGCTTGTTCATTCGTTACAATTCCTAGTTCTCTTGCTTCATCTCGCAAATCACTGATTGTAGATGCTTCATTTGATAGGACAGGTATGATGTCAGCTGCAACTCTTTCACTTAATAAGTCATTAGCTACACCAAGTCGAATCGCTTCATCTTCTACTTCACTTAATGCATCTCGTATTAAAGTAAAGGCTTCATCAGCATTCTTACCTTCTAAATCGTCAAGAGACAATCCTATTAATGCTAAGCTTTCAGCATACTTGTCACCATTACCTGTTGCGATGTCTCCAAGAATACCATTTACTTTTACAAATGCTCGTTCCATTCTTTCTGTAGAGACACCTAATATAGTCGCTGTATGATTCCACTCCTGCATAGCCTCAGCAGATAATCCAATCTTCTCAGCTGTGTCACCAATTTCATCTGCTGCATATGCTGATTTAATGGAAAAGGCTGTTAAAGCAGAAACGGCACCTAAAATAGGTACCGTTACACTTTTTGTTAATGTTGAACCAAGTTTACCAATCTTCTCAAAGTTAGCGTTGCTAAGTTGCTTGATTTTATCTGATGTTTTTTCTAATTGTCCATTCATCTTAGCTATTTCAGCTTCAGTGTACTGAACATTTCGTTTTAACTTATTAAATTCCTCTTGACTCATATCACCAACTTGAACAGCCTTTTTAGCGTGTTCAAATTCCTGGTTTTGAGTTTCAAGTTTCTTTTTTGTTTGAACTAGTATATCATTTAGCTTTGATTGCTTTTGTTTCCATAAATCAAGATTTGTACTATCATAACGAAGGTTTGTATTAATCGCACGTAAATCTTTATTTTGCTCTTTTAAATCTTTCTTGATTCCATTTAATTCGTTTTCTAAATCCTTACCATCAAGGGTTAGTTTAATATTTAATCCTTTAACAGTCTCTGCCATTAACGCTCACCTCCTATAATAAGAATTTATCTATATCTTTTTGAGTTGCCCTTTTTGATGATTGCTTCCCATTTATTACATTCATTTCAAGCTCTACAATCTCAAAATAGGTATCCAAATCAAAGCTCTTTGTGTCTTCAATTGAGATGCCTAAATGAGCAAGATTAAAGATGATATTGGCTGTTATGTTTACATCGTCATTATTTTGTGGGTGGTTTGGGTACCGATCCTTTTTGAAACGTCCCGAGCATATCACCTATCGTATTCGTTAGATTTTCAAGCTCATCTTGATTGCTTAAAATAGAGAAATCAAGTGACATCAGAAAGTCATTATAAGATTGTTTGGTGAATGGTCGTTGCAATATATATATAATTCGGAAGATGGTATCTATCACAGTAGATAGATCTTCTTCTTTTTTTGTTTTAGAGTTGTCTAGTTTTTTAATATCACTGAATAACTCTGTTGAGAACACATTACGGTAATCAATAATCGTAAATAATGATGAATGAAGTCGATACTCCTTTTCACCAAGTTTTAGTATTTTTTCCATAATAGACTATCTCCTTAAATAAATGTTGGCAATGCTGGTGCTGTTGTAAGGAATGCTGCATAGTTTGTATCTCCCACACCTGCGATTACTCTAAGAATAAGATTATCTCCTGATTCAATCGGTCTAGCAGTAATATTCAATGTGATTGAGTTCGCTTCAATGGAATCGGCTTTCGATTTACTAGCATCACCTGATGGAGTTGCAGTACATAAGAAGTACCAAATGCGTCTCGCTTTGATATCTCCTTGAATTTCATAACCCAAAGCGAATGTCTTTGTTTCACCATTTACTACTTCTACTAGATTCCCATTTGTATCTTCTAATACACCAAAGATGTCTTTTTTGAACACGTCATCAATCTCTGTGAATTTAAGTGTGACGTTAGATCCTGAGTTGGATACTAATGTTGCAATCACTTTATCATCTGCATATACTTGTGTGCTTCCACCGATTGCTTCAGTTGTAATCTCCTGTGCACCTTCTAAACGTTTAGGTGTAGCAAAGGTCCAACTACCATCTTCTGCTTGAGTTGCAAGTGCATAATGTACGTTTGTTAAACCAAATGTGACTTTATTACTCATTTAAAATACCTCCTGTTTAATTTCATATACTCTGTTGACTGAACTGTCTTCATTGACAAATTCAGCTAATAATTCAAATTCATATCCCATAAAATATAGGGATGCTTCTAGTTGTTCTTCTAATCCAATGTTTTTCTTTTCTGTGATCAGACTGACTTGAAAGGTTGCTACTTTTGCAACAGCTCTATCATCAGCATATACAATTGAACGATTATTGATTTCTTGATAGATGATATAGTTCGGATCAGATTCTAATCCTACTCTCGTTCCGTAAGATACCTTGCCTGGTAAAACAGAATTTAAAGTATCATATAAAGCTTCAAGCTTTTCCTGCATTAGACATCACCCTTTTCAATAATCGATTTAATATCTTCTAACATTTTAGGAGTAAGCAAATCAAACGATGGACGCATAAATGGTCGTGGTCCTACATACTTACCACTACGATGTGTAAAACCAAACTCAAGTAAATGTGTTAGTTTTCCTTTTTCATTGGAGAATATAACAATTGTCTTATTGATTCCACTACCTTGAGGTTCAGCAACGAATGAATCAGCAAATGGTTTTGAACCACCACTTCTAGGTGCATGAGTACTGATATACTTCACGATTTCCTGAGCCGTTTCATCTAGCTTCTTTTCAAATTTCCCAATAATGTCCTCAGCATATTCTTCTACCATATTTGAAATAGCAACTCCAAGTTCATCAAGCGTAATCAATGATGTCACTCTTTCTGATTTTAGTTCTACTCAAATAAAGTTCTATGAACTGTCCAATTTGATAGGTTCGTTCAATCTTGTATATATCGCCTGCGATGTCAGCGAACTTACTACCATCGTACAAGAAACTCTGAATTTTTAGTGCTACATCGATTCTTATATCTGATCGTTTGCTTTCATAGTATTCGTTTGATGTGATACTGAAATTTATGCCAATAACTTCTTTCGAGTTTTGAAGTTGATATACTGAAGATCCAATAGAATTTTGAACCAAATCCATAGTTAGTAGTTTTAAAGATATATTAGGGGAGTTAGGATACATTTTCGTTTGCTCCTT